GATTTTGGTTATTTGTATAACATGACAGAAGATTATATGTCTCAGGTGATAACAATATATGTTGTAGATAAACAAAAGAAAAGACAAATAGGTGTTGCTGAATTTGAAATGAGGGGAGAAGATTTCTTTGTTACTTTACCATACGTAATTGATGAATATAGAGGCAGAGGAATCGCAACAGAAATTTATAAAATGATATTAACATTTGGTGGGTTAGTTTCTGGTAAAGCACAATCAGAACAAGCTGTTGGATTGTGGAAAAAACTATATAAGGAATTACCTAATAAAATGGTTTATGTTGACGATTCTGGAAAATATTTTGATGTTGAGCTAGTTAATAATGATTTGGTTTATGGAGATGATAAGCAAAGTGTATATAAAGAAATGGGTGGGTATTTAAAATTATTTCAGAATGAGAATAGTAATAACTGAGAGACAACTTAATAATTTGATCTCACCTAACGTTGAGGGTTTAGAAGATTTGATGAATCAAATCATTGATAAATTCCCGGAGGTTGAGGACTATAAGGATAGACTAATAGATTTTATAAATAAATCTAATTGTCAAAAAATAGAGTTCGCTACTATGCAACATGCTGGCGGTTTATCTTTACATAATTCGGTTTTATTAAATAAGATTTTATTAAATCGAGATCTTAATTCGTTAATTTTTATTATATTTCACGAAATTGCTCATCAATATCAATTTAAAAAATATGGTGCAGAAAAAATGTATGAACTTTATACTGGGAAAATACATTTAGAAGATGCTGTTGATTTTTTATATAATACAGAAATAACCGCGGATGAATTTGCTTTTAGGAAAGTAAAAGAGTTTCATAAATTGGGTTTATTAAAAACCATAACAGATATGCGCATGTATAAAAAAATGGGTAAACACAATTTAGCCAATATGTACAATCAGGTTAAGAAGATCTTATCAGTAAGAAAAGGTGATAGCCCCGATGAGGTAAGTGAAGTCCTTTATAATTTTATTAAAATTAAAATAGAATAATGAACATATTATTAACAGAATCACAACACAATCGTTTGGTTAAACATCTTTATCAACCAGATGGTATTAGCTGTGGACCAACATGTATAAAAATGGTTGGTGATTTTTTCAAGGGTGAGGTCGATAGTATCGATGAAATATGTAAATCATGCGGAACTGACAACATAACCGGAACTCCACCAGAAAGGATGAGAAAGGGTTTAGATTCTTTGGATATACAGTATATTGAACATATGGATGAAGAAAGCCCGTATGATTCACTAAGAAGTGTTATTGATAATGGGAGTATCGCAATGCTTAGAACCCTAACACAAAGGGTACCACATTGGATTGTTGTTCATTCATATGATGATGATGTCTTTTATGTAAACGATCCATGGTTAGGTAAGTTAACATATAGTGAAACAGATTTAGAAGAAATTTGGAAAGAAAGAAATTATTTCTTTTTTGAAGTTATCAAGGAAAATAATAAAGAAGAAGATTTAGATGAGCACTCATATGGTGGTAATGTCATCTTAAGACCATATAATGAAGCAACAGACGCTCTAGAAATATTTAATAAACTAGAAGAAGTGTATAGTAAAATACGTTGGCCTAAAGAAGCCATATGGGATGAATTACAGCCAATAGATTCTAGTTTAAGTATTGTGGCGGAAGTTGATGGGAAAGTGGGTGGTTTTTATATTATAAAAGACGCTAACATACCATTACTCGGTAAAGAAGATGATGAGATGTTATCTAAACTAAACGGTATTGAGGGTGTTGCTTTAGGTATCTTTAATGAGTATAAGGATTATGGTATCGGTAAAGATATGATCGAATATCCCAAAACAATTGGGGCTGATTATATTTGGGGACTACAACTAAAAGGACTTGGAAATATCGACGATTGGTTAAAGAGAAGAAAACTTTATGCTGACGTTGGACAAATGTATATAACTTATCAAATATTTAATAATAATGAGCAAAGTAATTAAAATTAAGGAATCTGAGGTTTTTGGTGTAATCGCCCAGATTATAAACGAACAATCAGCTAGTGAAATTAAAGTAACCGCAAGTGGTGAACTGGGTGCATATCCGGAATTCGGCGGTTTAAAGACACTATTGGCACAATTAAAAAATAATGTACAAAAAGCATTAAGAGGGAACATTCCATATGTGATAAAATCAAACGAAGCGCTGGGAACCATTTTACCTAGAAAAGTTGGTGGTACACTGAGTTTAACTGTCACATTAATACCTTCTGAAGAATCAAAAAGACATTGGTATTTCGATGGCTCGGCTGGTATATACAGTTATATTAACACCACAAGTATCAGCGCAGTTAACGCTAAAGTTAGGATGTCAGTAATGGATAAGGCTCAGGCTGGGTTTGTTGGCTCTAGTCCAATAGAAATTTACCCTAATACTTTTGGGTTATCCTCATTCACAAACTTAAATCCTGCTGAACCAAATAAACAGTATAGTATTATACTTAAATTTCTTGTTGGTTTAAGACCGGGTGGATTTTATGAAGTGGGTGATGAAGAGCCAGATGCTCAAACACAACCTAAGCAAGATTCAAAGCCTAAAGATGTAAAATCACTAAAGGAAGGTGATAGTTTTTATGCAATTAGAAGTACCGATAATCAAAAATATAAATTAGTTATTGGTAAGTTAATGCCAAATTATAACGGATTTCCAGCAGTGTTTATAACCGGACCCGGCACTTATCAAGGTGAAAAATTAGACGGAACCGCACCATATGATTTAGTTCCTTCTACTGAAAAACCAGGAGAATTAACTGGAAATACAGAAATGGGTTCTTTTAAACTTATCCCCAATGCGGAAGAAATTAAAATGACATCTGTATAGGCAATGAAAATAGTGATAAATGAAGAACAATTCAATAAGTTGTATAGTGTACCGGATAGACCAAGTTTAACCGAAGTTGAATATGTTGTTAATATATTACAAGAAGAAGGTGACGATATTTTTGACTTAGGAATGAGTGGTGACACTAATGAACATCACTTATATTATTTTTATATTGGTGAGGCATTCTTTGATGAATTTTATGATAAAACATATCTAGAGTTATTTGATGAGTACAAAGAAAATCCTGAAGATTGTACACCATTTGTTGATGCTGTTATTAATTCAATAATAGAAAAAATGAAGCAGTCAATAGAAGAAAAGAAAGCAGCAAAAATTTTAAAAAAAGTGATAAAAAAACAAATCGTTGTTAAATTTAAAGAAAGTGATATTCTTAAAATTTTAGACGCACATTTTGGTAATTTTATTTGTAGCGAGTTTCTTGAAGAAGCTCGTTAATTAATATTCTTTAATATTGATTTAAAACTAAGTCTTTCAAATAAAGGTTCAATTTGCATATGATTAATTAGATTGTCAACTTGAACAGAACCCTCTTCTGTTTTATTAGTCTTTTTATTATGTAATTTAACATCAACCCCATTTTCACATGTAAAGTTTTTAAACCAGGGTTGTTTTAATTCTATTTTAACGAATTCATTTTCATATACACCAGAATCAGTAAAATATTTTTCGAAGATCTTTATTAATTTTCCTCTTATTTCTTTGCATCCAGTTTCTTCGTCATCAAAAAATTCCTCATGTTTATTTTCAAAATACTCATCAAAGGCCTCATCCATCATTTCTTGTGGGGGATAACCATAATCATATTCTGGGTACTCAACATAATCAGAAGTTGGTAAATCGTGATAATCAATATAATCGCCAATAAATGTATCAAAGGATTCTATTGAATATACTTCTTTTTCATTAACAAATTCAATTATTTTTTCTATTGGCATTTTTAATGTCTTACTATTATTCCAATTTGACTCAATATCTAATATACCTTCATATTCTTTAATTATTTCTCGAACAGCATTTTCTAAATTAATGGAGGTTTCTTTTGCAAATTCATCAAGAAACGCATCTCTAACTTTTTCGTCTTTATATAACCCAGAATTCTCAGCAAATTCTATAAAGTTATCATAAGTTCTACAATAAAATCCAAAATCACCAATTAATATAGTTTTATTTTTTTCATAATAAGTTGATAGATAACCTGATAAAATTTCACTAGCATCACTTTTGTAGTTATAATATTCTGAATCCAAGACATCATTGTATGCGTTATACTCCCAGTTTTTTAGTGTTCTTAAGGCATCATCATAACCATCAACAGAAGACGATAGGCCTTTAACTTCGAATTCTAAATCACCTCTAATTACAGAACATTTGACACTATCATCTGAAATAAAATTAATTATATCATCTTCATTCTCACCGTTTAATGCATCAATAAACGGGTTAACACCACCATATTCTTTATACACAATTTCTCTTAATATTAATAAATCAGCCTGACTTAAGAATTTTTTAGCTTTTGACAGTTCTGATTTAACATTATCAAGTTCTGGATTAGAAATATATAATGACGGAAAAAATGTTTTTTTAACTTCCAACCTATCATTAAAGAATTGAGGTCTATTCGTTATTTCATTATCTGCCGGGTTTTTAAGTTGATCACTTGAAAAATGTAATTGGTATTTATCGTTATCATTTTCTTTATTAACAATGATGTATAATGGATTTTGTGGAGAAGAATATGAATCAAAACGATTTGTTTTGTCTTTGTGCGCAGGATTTAAACTATACTCTCCCCAAGCGGTGCACCATTCTGTATTAACACCAAGATAAGACGCTGATTTTTCACTTTTAGGTATTATAATAAACCAACTATCACCATTATGTTTTACTTCATATTCTTTTGGATCTAGCGCTGCAATTATTGTAGCTAATGATGTTTGTGTTTTTGCAATCTTATCTTTAACAATATCATATAGATCTGGTATTGAACCTATTTCCATTTGACCAATCTTAATACTATATTTATAAACTAATTCTAGATATTCTGTTGCTTTTGGTAAATCTTCAAATCTCAAATTACCGTTTCTATACATGTTAATTAAAAATGGATAATAGGACCCCAACTTAATAATTTTATTATCTATTATTTTTGTTTTGGGATCGGCGTCTGCTATTCTAATGAATGTTCTTCTTTCAACATCAGAGAAGTATTTTTTATATATACCTTCTTGATTTTCGGTTAATAAACTGTATATTACTTCTTTAAATTTCATCTAATCTATCGTTTAAAATTTCATTAAAATTATTTCTATCTATTGATGGGTACCATCTATTATCAACATCAAATCTAGCCTTTTCAATATATCCGTCACCCAACATTTCGCTAAATAAACATTCACCATCTGCGGTATCATCACCACAGCGTTCAATTAATTCGTCCATTGTTTCATCATCAATTTTGTTGGATGAAATTAAATCTTCTAAATTAATCTCAATAGTAACACCCTCGTCATTCATACTAGTTACATTACCGAATTCACTAAAGGCACTTTTTAATTCATCATACATATATCTTTCATAATCTTGAGATTCTGCGTCATTTATTGATGCACGCAATCTGTCTTTAATTTCATCATCATGATCATATTCTTCAATTATATCTTTTAAATCTGTTCCATCAAACTCATCAATACCATTTTTTTGTTTCAATATTCCTATAATTCTTTGTGCATTCTCATCATTTAAATCATAATCAATAGCTGATCTCCAATCAGCATACTCGTAATTATCCCAGTATTGATATGTGTCGCCCATTAAGATATCATAAACAATGTTTGTCAATTCACCTCTAATGTAATCCTCTGCGTTTTTGGGGCCAATATTTAAAGTAAAATTAAAATTATATTGTTCCGGTTCTATTAAACCTAAACTCTTTAATAATTTCTTTTCTTGTCTACCAGTAAACAATCTTGGGCGATCCGTATATAATTTTGATACCTCTTCACTAGTTAAATCTGAAATTTTAAAATCTCTAGAACTATCATACTCATAGCCAATATTGTTAATTAAGTATTCACTTGTTTCATATTCTCCATCTACTTCAAATTCTCCACCATCTTTTAAATAAAATAATGGTAAAATCACTGAATGGTATTCACTTGTTGGTTTTGAATTCTTCTGACCTTTTAGCTGCAATAATGTGCCCGAATTATCTATTGACGCGGTTAAATGGCTCTTATTTAGGGTGTGATCATTTTCTATTTTTTTAAAACTTCTTAATGAATATAAAACACCTCTAGTACTTCCGCAATGACCCATTCTTTTCGCTTCGTCTGGACAATTTGTTTCACCTAAATTAACCCAATAATATCCTTCATCGTTTTTTCTAAAATCTAATATAATTTCATTTGTTTCATTATAGTCAAATTTAGATTCACCAACACCTAGAGATTCATGCCATCTTTCAGATTCATCATATAACTCATTAAAACTTAATTGTTGGTAGGTTTTAACATTACCACCTAAAGCAACTCTAACCCAATCCATGATACCTCGCATCTTGTCCCTTTCTCTAGTAAATGAATTACTACCATTAACAAGAGCAAAACGTTCTGGTGCGGATTTTTGGTTTATTATTGTAATTCTTTTTTCATCAGAAACATTATCATAATAATCTTTCTCGTACATTTCCAATATTTTATAAGCAAAAAATACCGATAATGGCCCAGCAACTTTAGATAGTACATCGGCCTCAACTTCTTTTACACCGAGCTTACTTATTAAAACATCTCGTTTACTAGCCTCGGTTAGTATGTTTTCTAATAGTGATTTAAATTTCATTTATATCGAATTTTGTTCTTATTATGTCCATACTATGTTGTGATAAAACCCACTGAAGCTTGTAAGCAACTTCCGGCGGTAATTGTTTTATGAGTCTTTTTTGTTCTAAATTATTATCCCCATATATTTTATGGACAGCAAATGAAACTATATCGAAAACATTAAATTCACTAGCCATACCCATTAGTATTTCAACTTTTTGGCGATTATCTAATTTGCTTACATTAATATACGGGAATATAACTGGTAATTTTTTAGTTAATTCTAAAATCTGATTACAATCCTCAAATTCCCTACACTTAACCCACATATCCCAAACATCGTCTGAGGTTAAACCTTCACCAAATTCATATTGTTGAGAAAGTTCCGTACCATAGAGATTATCGAATATAACAGCCGGCTTTTCATTGGTTTCTATATGATTTTCAATTAGTTTCCTGTATTGAGTCTCAGTAATCTGGATATTCATACTTTATAAATATTTATATAATAAAGATATTCTAAATGAGACGAATAATAGTTACAGAAGCCCAAGTAAAAAGTATTGTTGATTATGTTATAAGCGAACAAACCACGGTAACCAATACTGAAAAGGGCGAATCAAAACCATACAATATTAGTTCAGCATTTGCGAGTGGACAATATAAGTTAACAAACACCTCTGAAATAGATAACGCAATATCATCTATTCTTAATGATATTAAAAAATACCCGGAAAACCAAGAATTTACAGTTAAAATTGAAGCGTCTGAATCAAAGGTACCAAATAGCGGAGTTGGGTTGAAGCCTGGTGATTTATCGAGATTAAGATCCGAAGCTGTACAGACATATATTTCAACTAAGCTACCAAAAAACATTAAAATCAATATTGTAGACAAGGGCGCGCAAGGGCCAGAATGGGACATCAAGAAAGGAGCTAAAGATCCAGAATACACAAAAAATCAATATGTTACATTGACATTATCCGCTAGTGGACAGAAAACAACAGTAGTTACAATTGCTCCACAATATTGTGAACAGAAAATGCGAAGTACGGGTAAATATGGTAACCCATTAACTGGATTTATAGCTGGAAACCCAACAACAGTTGATTTAGGACCTGGAACCGGTAAAATGAGAATATTGGTTGACCCGGTTAGTGTTCCAGATATTTTTATTGCTGAATATAATGGGAAAACCATTTCAACTGGATTATTAGGCGACTCCGATCCATACTATAGATTAATGATTGGTGTTATTCTAGGTAACTATTATGCTAGCAAAGAAAAACCTTGGTGGCTGAAAGACTTAAGAATTGAAGAAATAGATCCGAGAATGGCTTCAAAAATAGTTAAGCAGGCCGCAGAAAATGCTGATGTAAACGATTTGGCTCATGTGTTTAAAGGAGTGCAGGTTGGCCCTAGGATGTTTAAAGATAATGAATCAATAATCAAACCTTACATTTTAAGTGAAGGACAAATAAAGGGATACAATCAAAGTGGTGGGGGATGGGAAAACTCAAGTTGGGCTATTAAAATAGATAAAATTGCTGAAGCAACGTCACTTAAATTTTATACCATTGGTATGGTTGGACAAACTCGTTGGAATGCTAGATTTTCTTGCGGTTCCAAGTAATTTTCTCCTAGTTGTATTATATTGATCATAATATAATATTTCATAAAATGTGCTATCTTTTGCTTCAATCACATTATATACAATAACATGAACAGAATGTATTTTAGATAGTGAATCCAATTCTCTTTTTATGGACATGTTTGTATTAAATTTCCCGTCTTTTATGGATGGTGGGATTTCCTGCGAAAACAATGGGCCAATTGAAAAAATTAAAAATAATGTGATTGTGATTTTTTTCATGATCATACTTTTTACAAAAATACACTATTTTACGGTTGCTACAAAAAAAATCTAAGTATTTATTAGTATAATAATCAAACATTGAAAATCAACATATTATGCTTTTAAAACTAGGATCTGAAGGAGAAGACGTTAAAAAACTCCAAACAAAATTAGGGGTTGACCCAATAGGTAAATTTGGCCCCAAAACAGACGCGGCGGTTAGAACGTGGCAAGCGGCTAATGGATTGACAGCAGACGGTATTGTTGGTGACGGTACGTGGGCTAAAATGTTTAGCGAGGGTGTTGTAAGCGCGCCAACTATCATTACTGAGCCAGCTCCAGTTGCCAGCATTGGTGGACTTAAATTAGAGAGATTAAAAGGGCATATTCCGGATGCTGTTATTGCACAAATCCCAGATACTGCAGCTAAATTTCAAATAAACACACCATTAAGATTAGCACACTTTTTAGCACAGTGTGGTCACGAATCTGGTGGGTTTAGAGCAACACAAGAGAATTTAAATTATTCAGCTAAAGGTTTGAACGGTATATTTAAAAAATATTTCCCAACTGAGGCAGCTGCAAAAGCATATGAAAGACAACCAGCAAAAATCGCATCTAAAGTGTATGGTGGTAGAATGGGTAATGGCCCAGAGTCAACTCAAGAAGGTTACAAGTTTCGTGGAAGAGGTTATATTCAATTAACCGGTAAGGAAAATTATACGGCATTTGGTAAAGCAATTAATGAAGATATTTTGTCTAACCCAGATAAAGTTGCATCAAGTTATGCGTTATTATCTGCCGCTTGGTTCTTTAATAAAAATGGTTTGCACAAAATGGCGGATGGTGGAGCAACTGATGCAGTTGTAACATCTATCACTAAAAGAGTTAATGGTGGAACAATTGGATTACCGGACAGAATAAAACACTTTAAAGAGTATTATTCATTACTAGCATAAAAAAAGGGGTTTAAACCCCTTTTTTATTTTGCAATACTATTTTCGTCATCCCTTTCTTCAGGATTATCGTCAATTATTTTTTTAGCCTCTTCTTTTGAAATTATTTTAAATTTCCTGTTTTTATCTTTTCCTTTTGATGGGTCAGTTAATAGAACAATAAATTCATCATTATTTTTAACATTCTTAAAATGTTTTAAATTAAACAAAGCTGAACCAGCAAAAATAACATCGGTAAGCTCACTACTTTCATCAATAAGATATTCATAGTCTTTCACAACTTCTAATGTTTCTACATTAACAATACCATAAAATTGTTTAGTTACACCTCTTGTTGGTTGTTGTTTAAAAAGTATAACATCACTATTGCTAGCTAACTCATATAATTTTCTCTTATCTGAAAAGAGATAATCATATTTAACTTCTTTATTTTTTGAAAAAATATAGTTTAGTTGTTCTTCGGTTAAATCGCTTAGTTGAAAATTTGTTTCATACGCATAAATGTTTTTCTCAAACCCATTTACAGGGTACTTACCATTTATTATAATATCAACAATATATTTGTGAAATATTTCTTTTGGTTTTCTATTTTTAGGCCCTTTCATTTGGCCTAGGGTTCTTTTAGTTGGGTCATACGAAATAGTCACATATGATCTACCATCACCAATTTCATCGATACTTCTTAATGAAAAAATCACTTTACCTGGATCATTTCCACAATGACCCATTCTTTGTTTTTCTTCTTCTGACATTGAGGTGTTTAAGTTGGCCCAATAAAATCCAACGCCATTTACTCTATAATCAATGATAATCTCGTTTTCTTCTTTATAATTTGAATTAACCCCCGTTTCTAATGATTCATGCCAAATTCTAGATTTTTCATATGCTTTTTGAAAGTCTAACCCTTTTAGATCCACTCTATCCGCAATTCTTGGGCTTGTTAACCAATCAAGAATGTATTTATACTTATTCTCATAGTCTTCTTTCCAAATAAGATTTCTAGGACCACTAGTGTTTAAAATTTCTCTGGCGGCTCTTTTTAACTCAATTTCACCTTTGATGGGTTTATTATACTTCTTTTCAATTGTTTTCTTATGTGTTGAGGAGTAATCATTTAAAAACGTATTCGCTATCCATATACAGTGCTTTTCATTTAATTGATAAAACTCTTCAGCCCATGCGGGACTAAACCCCATGGCTCTTTCTATTGTTTTTCGCTTATCGGCAGCGTTTTCACTGATAAGCATTTCGTAAATAATATCTTTAAAGTTCATTGTTTATATAAATATAAATAAATGACAAAATAATTAACCCTCCAATTTGGAGGGCTAATTTATTAATCTGGAAACCAATTAAACACTTATTTTATCCTTATTTATGGTATCGGCCAGATCCCTTAACTCGGAGCCAATTGTTAACATTAATCTCTGTATTAGTGCTATTTGTAGTGCAATATCAGTTTTTTTGGAACCAAGAGAAGCGAAGTTAGCTGGAAAAATAATATCCTTAATTTGAATACCATTGTTTTCACCCGCCTGTTTAAGTAATTTTTGTTGATAATACTTTTTAGCGTTCAACTTGGTGCACACTTTACAATAGATGCTTTTACCATCCTCAGTTGTTTTGTTTTTATAAAACAAATTTAATGAAAGGGTCTTTTTACACCCGGTACAACATTTTTCTTTATTTTCCACCATAGTTATTGTTTATGAATTGCAAATATAGTAGATATGTTTTAATATTCAAAAACAATTAGTAAAATATGGAGAGTAAAAAAGAAATTTGTAAAGTTGGATTTTATCAAATATGTGAGATAACTAACGGGAAATCAATTAGTTACGAGGCTGATAGTGGCCAGTATATTTTTATCGAGCGATTTAAAAAATATGTAATTAATAAAAATAGGGATAAAAAAAGATTTAAAACACTAGAAAAGGCTAAAGATTACGCATCTATAAAACTTGGTAATTATAAAAAAATTAAAGAAACAAAATTAAAAACCCTACCTAAATCTCTTTATTTAGTTTTAATTAAAGAGGAGGCATCGGGTAAAACGTTTGTTAAAGTTGGGATAACATCTAAGAGATTTATCATGAGAAGATTTAGTAAGGCGTATGGTTATGAGGGTTACACCCTGGAATCTATACTAAGAAGAATTGACACTCCGGATGCCGAAAGATTAGAAGGGGAAATAAAAGATAAATTAAATAAAAAAAGGTCTGTAAAAAAATACAGACCACTTTTAGAATCCTTTTCGGGATATTCCGAATGTTTTAATTATCTATGTTTAGATGATATCATCGATGTTTTTGATAAAACAACTAAAAATGTTTAATCCCAAGCAAAATCTAAACGAAGCTTACCACCCTCATTTGTGAGACTTAAACCACCATTTGCTTCGGCATATCTTCTATCAACACCAACGATACCGAATACCAATGTTGCGCCATTATTTAATTTAATAATTGTGTCATTATCAAATTGTTTTCCTGTTGCATTTTTATCAATAGGAGTTCCAGCAATTAAACCAACTACTGTTGGTCTTTTATAATTTTTATTATAAACGTCAGCATTTGAAACTGATGAACGGAAACCTAACACAACTAATTTAACCTTTTTAGTTTTTAAATTTTGTATTGTATCAATATCACCCTGAATTGTTTCGGCCTTTCTAATTGTTCCAGAAACACTTGAAGGTTTTGATGATGACATTTGCTCATTCAATATTTGATCCAAAACTCTTTTTACCTGTGATTCTGTTAAAATATATTTTTTCATATTACTTTACTGTTGTTCTTCTTCTTTTATGTAATTCTTCGTTCTCCTTTGTTAGGTATTCAACCTTAACAGTTAAGGCCGCAACCTCTTTCGTTAATCCCAAAACCATTTTACGAAGATCATCTTTTTCTGTTGCTGATTGAAATAAAAGTGCTTCTAATTTAGCAATTCTATCCTTACAATCATGTCTGATGAAATCATCATCTCTTTCTTTATTTAGGGATCTTTTTTCATAGAACCTGAATGCTGTTGCTGATCCTAATACAGAAACGACAGCGATTAAAACAGAATACATATTTTCCATACTACATAAATACTAAATAAAAATAAAAATTCCACATTTTTCTCGATATTGGATTTATTAAGCCAGTTTTATTTAAACATGACAAATAGACATACTATTTTTAAGTGTTTTTTTGATCTTTTGTTTATTTATTTTTGAATGTTGGGGAACATTTAAGGTCAATCGACAAAGGGAAAGTTTGTAATTTTCCCTTTTTTTGGTTATATTAATAGATATGAAAAGTAAAATTATTAATTTTTTTGGTGGGCCTGGGATAGGTAAATCAACACAAGCCTGTGGTTTATACACAGAGATGAAGAAACATCATATGAATGTTGAATATACATATGAATTCCCTAAAGAAGTTGCTTGGGAGGGTAATGTATCTCAGTTAAGCGATCAATTTTTTATAACGGCAAACCAACATAGAAACATAAGTAGGTTATATGGTAAGGTTGAATATATAATTGTCGATTCACCAATCGTTTTGGGGTGTTTTTATGAACAGCGTTACGGTAGTGATTACCCATCTTCGTTTTATGGAATGACGGGCCTGAGTAAGTTCTTATGGAGTCTATTTCGTCAATATGATAATATAAACATCCTCTTAACTAGAAACAATGAGACATATGATCAAAATGGTAGATTACAGGATTTACATGAAGCTAAGGAAATTGATAAGGACATTAAAGAAACATTATTGGTTAATTCTATACCTTTTGTTGAATTTTGTGTTGATACAAATACTGCTACGGACATATTTAAGTATATAACACAGCTATAGTATGAAAAAAACAATACTTCTAATGGGGTTTATTTTTGTTTCCTTAAACTCATTTTCACAAGACACAATAAGGGTTAAAAATCAAGTATTTGAGGTTTTATATTCTCAAAAATTAGAATCACCTATATGGTTAAAATATCGATCAACTAATCGACCAACTAATGTTAATAGGGGTAGTATGGATTTTTACACAGAAAAAAACATACACACATCTGACGCTGAGGATTATGTTAAAAACATATATGACAAAGGCCACCTGGCGCCAGCAGCTTCCTTCTCGGATAATATGGTTAATCTTAAGCAAACCTTTTCATATCTAAATTCGATGTTACAAGATCAATATATGAATAGAGGTGAGTGGAGACTTTTAGAAGAACAAGAAAGAAAATGGGATGATGCTGAAGACTTAACAATATTGATTAAGGTCTTTTTTGATAAACCAGTTAAAATATTACCAACAAACGCAGCAATACCATCATATATGCAAAAACACATATATTTTGAAAAACAAAAAAAATGGAGATGCTTTGTTTTTCTAAATGAGAAACCTAAATTTAAATGGCATGAAACTGAACTGTTATGTTCACCAGGTGATCACAATTAAGTATGTTATTAAATAAAGAATTAATAAAATATCAAGATAAGTTATTCTGGGTTTATAGGAAAGTTAAACAAGGATTAGTAAATGAAAACCATATTCAAGACTTAAAAGATTTTTGGATGTGTGACACGATACTAAAACAAAAAACCCCACAAGGTGAGGTTTTTATATTTTTAAGGGAAATCCCTGAAGCTATTATTGTTAGCTAAATTTACTTTTAAGTCTGTTAATCATTGAATGTATTGATTTTACACCAGATAAAACGCCAGATAAGGATACTTTAGATCCATTACTATTTTCTTTCATTTCACCTTCTTTTGCTTTAACATCGAAAGATGCACTTTTTTTACTAACATTAGTATTGCTTTCCTTTATTTTTGAAAACACATCTCTTAATTTGATTGAGACTTTAGGTAAAAAATCCTCCAATATTTTAGCATAACTCGCTGTTTCTGTTATTGAACTCTTTCTAGTCATTTTAACAACATATTGTTTTGTTTCCAGAACGTCATGACCTGTTTCTTTTAATTCTTCCATAATTTGTGTTATCTTTTCTTTAGATTCAACATATTTTGGATCTTTTTCTAATTTAGCCAAATCAGATTTTAATTTCTGAATTTGTGAATGGATGGATGCAAATTCATCTAATTGTTTAGCTAGTTTACCCTTTGCTTCTTTCGTTTCGCCACCTTGTTTTGCTTCAACTAAGTTTCTAAGGTGGGTTTTAATGATTTCTTCTAATAACATAATTTGTAAGTTTTATTATAAATATTTCTTTATTTCTTTAATACAGAGTGTTGTATATTTTTTTTCGTTTCTTTTAGCTTCCCTTTCGTATGGGTTAGTGGAGTAATAGTATAATTTTTCGTACTTTTGATATAAATTTCTAGATTGTAGGTAATGAGTATACTCGTGAATTACTGTTGATACAACATCATGTATTGTCTCGCAGGTTGGTTCATGTATTGTCATTTTGTTTCTGTAAAAACAGTAATTTCCATAAACCTCACATTTTTTTATTTTTCTCTTTCTTGTGGTAAACTCCACCGATAATTTGGTTCTTTTTCGATCGTTTATACCCAGATTTTTTTTACACCATTTTATGGCTAGCATTGCATATTTCTTTTTTCTTAAGTAATTGTCAATAACTTTTTTAGCCATTTGGTTTTTTCTCTGATTTTAATGGTTTTTTTATGGTTTTTAACGGTTTATTTAACTCGTTTATTGAATCATAATTTTTAATTATATCGTTTAAAATAGCCGCAACTTCATAATTTTCGCTTTCCTCATTCTTTTTCCACAACGCAACCAAAAAAGCTTTAAACTCATTATCCCCTAGTGTAACCCTCTTTTCACTACTACTTTTAATAATTTTAAAAACAGCATATGTCAAAGCTGACTTCTTTTCTTCAGTAAGTGTAAAATATTGATCGATTGAAATATTTGACACAATATTATTGGTTATATCTGATAAAAACTTAACAATAGATGGGTGATTCACATTTACATTCATAATCTCTTGCTTTATTAATAAATACCCCATATTATTTAACAAATAAAAATAATTCACCGTTTATTGGTTTATTTTGTATAATTAAGCGTCTAACTTGTGATTTGTGAACATTTATTTCATTTGCACATTCAATTATAGTTTCCCAACTTTTCCCATCACTAACTCTAATTACTTTTTTAGACATCCCGTGAATTCTATTTGATAAACCTTTTCTATATTTTTCAGATTTAATTATTGAGAGTCCGTGAGCTATTTTTTGTTCAAATGTGAATTTTGGTCTACTCTCTCTATTTTTATAAAAAGTATACCCCATTTCTTTCATTTTTTTTCCTTTATTCCAAGGAATGTTACCCATTTTTGCACCTTGATTTTTCTTTTCTATATCTGACTTATTACTTATCGTGTCTCCACCATCACCGCCTAATGTCATATTATACCCATCTTTAAATGAATTAAATTTAGCTATGAACATAATTTCCATTTCATTTAATATCTCAATATTGTTACAAGAAACCAATTCACACCACTCAAATGATTCTTCACCATATTTTCTTATTGAATCATAAAAATGGGATTTTAACCCCATTCTTACATTCTTTAAATGTGTTTTTTTACGATTGTTTAAGGTTTTGGTTGTTTTTCCAACATAAACTTTTTGATTTACTTTGTTTTGTACTTTGTAAATTATCATATATTCTTTTTATTATAAATATATCGAATTAACGATAAATTACATTCCCCACTTTTGTCTCTTAACAATTTGTGCGATAATACCATAAACACTTAAATCTTGATATGTGTCGTCAATTGATTCTCCAACAGTATCTTGATTACCTAAAACAACTAATTGTTTTAATCTTTGTACCTTATCATTCATTCTGAAAAATAATCCCATTAATGAAAATCTAATATCATCATTGGTTTTTAGTGACGTTCCCCCAGAAATGTTATCTGGTCCATAGTTTAGTTGTTTCCTGCAGAATATTTCATATTGCTCCTTTAGGATTTTTTTAAATTCTCTTGTGGTTTCGGGATATTTCTCCTCACACATTTTAATTGGGTCCATTTGTTGTTCTTTATCTTCTGACATAGTATTTATTGTTTATAGTTCTAATATAGTTAAAATTAAACTTTTTTCCAAATATTTATAATAAATTAATCACATGGCGTCTAACAAATATAAAGAAATGCAAAAAGATCCTAAGGCCGGTGCTGGATCTGATATGCCAAAACATAAACAATTGATCCAAATGCTTTCATTTAGGGTTGTACCGGCTTACTATAAGGAAATAGAGAAGGTTGCAAACCACAAGAAAATGACGGTTTCAAAACTTATCAGAAATTACATTAAAGAAGGTATGAAACGTGATAAAGAGATTAGCGGATCTAATGACACCGATTTCAGAATAGATTAATTACTTACTAAATCTCTTAAATGAGTTTTGAGATATCATATTAAAGTTAGCTCCACCAATAAACTGGTGGAGTTCTTTTTTTCCACTATAACTCATTGCTGAACGCAAATAATCCTCGAAATTTTGACACCAACTCTCGATGGTATACTTTACTTCATTTCTTCTTGTAACTCCTTCAGATGTCTTTAATTCATCCCTACCCCATGATTTTTGGACTTCCTTGGTACTCATACCTCTAAAGTTCTTATAAAGAGGAATGTCTGCCATAAACATATCATTGGCTTGTTTAGTGTATTGATGTATTACCTCATAGTTCTCCTTACTTGTTTCTCCGGCGCTTTCTAAGCACTTATTTAACATAGACCCTAACATAACATAATCGGCTCCCAATCCTAAAGCCTTAATGATGTCTGAGTATTTCTTAAAACCACCATCAGCAACTATTTTTGTTTTGTATGGTTTACTGTTACTCAAATAATGTTTCTTTTTCTGAATGTCACTACATTTCATTATTAAGGACGCCATAGGGTATCCAATACCAGTTTGAACGGTTGTTAAACATCCACCACCATTACCGATACCAATTCTAACCATATCAACACCTATTTCACAATATTTGTGAAATGTACTAGGATTCGCCACGTTACCCACCATCAAGCACATGTCATCCCCATACATTATTTTGGCTTTCTTTGCTGATTCATATAAATCTAACATGTGTCCGTTAGCGATATCAATTAAAGCGAGTATTTTACTTTTGCTTGGGACAACTAACCTTTCTCTAAGAAATAACCTTTCAAAATCAGTTAAGCTATATGAAAGGAAATGATTATAATCCACCCAGTCAGATGTTGGGTTGGGTATTCTGGGTAATACTGGTAAGATA